ACAGTCGCCTAAACATAATCTGTCGCGAGTGCCGGAAGAGCGAAGTTATGCAGCGCATATTGTCGTTTTATCAGGGGAATTTTCAGGAGGTGGTGCTGTGAGTGAAATTAGCTATCAGGCTTCAATTGCCGCTGGCATTCGCATCAAAGGAGAGGAGCATGGAAATAAAACCAGAAGATGAGTTAAGTAATATTGTTTTATTTCCGGTAAAAGAGGATGACCCACGTAATCAGGTTAATTTTCTTTATGAGCCATCGGAAAGACCATACTGCCATCACGCTTCTGTCCGGGTTGACGAAAAAGAGCGTCAGGTCCGCTGTAAAAACTGCGGTGCAGTTGTGGAGCCGTTTGACTGGATGCTCTCAGTGGCGAAAAGAGAAACCAGACTGGCAGATGATGTAAGGCTATTGCGCCAGGAGGAACAGGAAAGGCGGAAAAATATAGAAAAGTTAATTCAGATTGAGCGTAACGCGAAAGCGCGGATACGCAGAGCGACAAAATCCAGAACTGAATAATTAAATTTAGTAGTGTTAAAAATTTAATCCTTAACCGGAGGGATTTCTGCACCCTCAGAACATCAGGAGGCCGCCCGAAAGGGCGGTAATGAAATGCGAAAGTTCAAAATAATTATTGAAACGGGAATAGCTGGTGGAGATTTTGAGGATGTATTCGAAGTGGACGATGACGCAACACCTGATGAAATTCATGATGAAGCAAAAGAAATTTTCTTTAACTACTGCAATTACTCATATCACGCAATAAAAGACGAAGAGGAAGAACAAAATGGCTGATTTTGGTTCAACTAAATACAACGTCAGTTTTGAAGAATGGCATGAACTGTTAATGGACTATGCAGAGTTACGTGGTGGAAGTGCTGCTGATGCTGAAGCCTGGCGTGATGACTACGAAGCAGGAAAAACACCTGTCGAAGCATATTGTGATGAGTGGGGCGATGAATGAGCGAGATTAATTATCAGGAAGGGCATGAAACGGTAGGGCAGGCAAAACCAGTTGCATGGCGATATCGCTATGTGAAAAAAAGCGTTACGGACTTTCAGGAGAAGATGTGGGTTGGTGACTGGAAATATGTACCGACAAAAGAGGATTGCAACGACAGGCCGAGCTATGAGATTCAGGCCTTATTCACTGCCCCGCCAGTCCCGGTGACATCAGAAGGACTGGTTAAAGCCGTGCGCTTTTATGAACAGGTAAAGCGTGAAAATCCGCCAGCCGAAACAGGATCATGGAAAGATGCTGTTGATTGGGTACTCAAAGAGGCCTGCTGTGCTGCCATTCTGGGTAAAGCTGACAATCCACTAGCATCCAGTAATCAGGTTAGCGAATTAACAATGTGGGTTAAACGACTGGTCAGTCAACTGAAAAAAGCTCAGCCGGACTGCAAATTACCGGAGAAGGCGATGGATTACCTGAAACGAAATGGACTGATAAGCGTGGAGGATGTTTTAAGATGACCTGGTCTGAAGCATTCACAACGGTAGGAATCGCACTGGCGGTGGCGCTGGTGGTGTATTCGATTTGCCGCTGGGGATAAAAACGGTTTGCGGGAAAAGGAGAGTTAAGTAGAATTGCAGCGGGTGCTTGAGGCTATCTGTCTCAGGCATGAACACCAAAAGGCAGATAGAGAAAAGCCCCAGTTAACATTACGCGTCCGGCAAGACGCTTAACATTAATCTGAGGCTCAATCTATGAACGGCAAATCTAGGTTAGCCTCTTACGTGCCGAAAGGCAAGGAGAAGCAGGCTATGAAGCAGCAAAAGGCGATGTTAGTCGCCCTGATCGTCATCTGTATTACCGTCATTGTGACGGCACTGGTAACGAGGAAAGACCTCTGCGAGGTACGAATCCGAACCGGCCAGACGGAGGTCGCTGTCTTCACAGCTTACGAACCTGAGGAGTAAGAGACCTGGCGGGGGAGAAATCCCTCGCCACCTCTGATGTGTCAGGCATCCTCAACGCACCCGCACTTAACCCGCTTCGGCGTTTTTTCCGTTGATTAACTCTAGTTATTAGAGAACCGAACTTTTATTGATGGGGCAGGGAGATGAAGAAACTTGTTTTAGTCGCAGGTGTAATGATTGCAACAGTAATGTTGGGAGGGTGTGCAGCAAAGGTCGATCCAGCGTTGAAAGCAGAAGCAATGAAGCCACTAACATGTAATGATGAAAAGCAATGTGACTTTTATTGGAAACGAGCGCAATTCTGGTTGGCTAATAATTCCTCATGGAAAATTCAAACGGCGACAGACACGCTAATTTCCACTTATAATCCCTCTCCAAATAGTCCATTCCTCGCTTATCAAGTGAGTAAAATGCCAAATGAAGATGGATCCTCAAGAATTTTCATCAAGCCTTTTTGCGATAATATGTTTGGCTGTCAACCAAACCCCTATCAGGCAGTTGTTTCCTTTAAAAACTTCGTTAAAACAGGGCAGTAGTGTATAGCTTGGACGATAAATTATTAGTGAAAACGCCGTAAACCCTCACCCAATGTGGACTAAGTCTATCAAACATGACTGTGATGATTAGTCCGTAGTTGTTGCCTATGAAATCTGGATTGAGTCAGGGTTTAATCCAATAATTATTCTATCGTTCCTTTACAAGTCCGGTATATTACTTTCAGTTTGTTTTAGCATACCCGCTTCGGCGGGTTTTGTTTTTTCCTGGCATTCTGGTTTACAATTCGCACGCCAGCCTGAACAACTGGCACCTGCTGCGCCAGCAGAGACAACCGATGGCGCACGATACCAAATTACACAATTCTGATGATTCTGCCGTCTTTGCCAGCAGGCACGGGCGGCGTTCCCGCACTTTCAAATCTGACTGGTTCCAGCATGACCCATGTACTGAAGAACAGGCCGAATGGCTAATTCATAACTATCGCAGACGCGGATACGAGATTAAGAAAGCCCTCAGCCTCGATTATCGTCACTGGATAATCTATGTCAGGCTCCCTTATTCCGAACGCCCACCGCGCCCATCCCGCACATACCAGCAACGGATCTGGAGGTAACGTGCGGATATTACTTCGACCTGTTCTGGTACCGGAACTCGGGCTGGTGGTCCTTAGGCCGGGCCGTGAATCCATGCAAGTATTTCATAACCCTCGAGTGCTGGTGGAGCCTGAACCGAAAAGCATGCGCGGTCTGCCGTCCGGAGTCGTCCCTGCCGTTCGCCAGCCGCTGGCGGAGGATAAATCATTACTGCCATTTTTCAGCGATGAGCGGGTGATTCGTGCTGCTGGCGGCGCTGGGGCACTGTCTGACTGGCTGTTGCGTCATGTCAAATCCTGCCAGTGGCCTCATGGTGACTATCATCACAGTGAAATCGTCATACATCGTTACGGTACCGGCGCGATGGTGTTGTGCTGGCACTGCGACAACCAGTTGCGTGACCAGACATCCGAATCACTCGGGCAACTTGCTCATCAAAACCTGTCAGCATGGATGATTGACGTCATACGCCATGCAATGAATGGCACGCAGGAGCGGGAATTGTCGCTGGCTGAATTATCCTGGTGGGCGGTCTGCAATCAGGTGGCGGACGCGCTTCCGGAGGCAGTATTACGTCGTTCTCTGGGGTTACGTGCGGAAAAAATCCGCTCCTTGTACCGCGAAAGCGACATCGTACCGGGAGAGCAGACCGCCACCAGCATACTGAAGCAGCGCACAAAAAATCTTGCGCCGTTGCCTCATGCCCACCAGCAACAGAACCCACCACAGGAAAAGACGGTGGTATGCATCACCGTTGATCCGGAGTCTCCGGCTCAGTATCTCCAGCGCCAGAAACCACAACGGGAAGAGATGCCTGTATACACGCGCTGGGTAAAAACGCAGAAATGCATGACGTGCGGTAATCAGGCAGATGATCCGCATCACATCATTGGTCATGGACTGGGAGGGATGGGAACAAAGGCTGATGATTTGTTTGTTATTCCGCTGTGCCGTAAATGTCATAACGAACTGCACGCCGGGGTAAAAGATTTTGAAGAAAAACACGGCAGCCAGCTGTTGTTGCTGATTCGTTTTTTAATGCACGCGAGAAATTCGGGTGTCCTGAAGTGGAAAGCATGAATGACTGAACGCATAGAATTTGTTTTGCCTTACCCGCCGACGGTGAATACCTACTGGCGACGTCGTGGCAGCACATATTTTGTATCAAAAGCCGGCGAGCGTTATCGCCGTGATGTGGCGCTCATTGTTCGCCAGCAGCGGCTGAAATTAAACCTGCCCGGAAGGCTGGCGATAAAGGTGATTGCAGAGCCGCCGGATAAGCGCCGCCGGGACCTGGACAATATCCTGAAAGCACCACTGGATGCACTGACACATGCGGGGTTGCTTATCGACGACGAGCAGTTTGATGAAATCAATATTGTGCGCGGTCAGGTCGTTCCTGGTGGTCGGTTGGGGATAAAAATCACAGGGCTGGAGTGCGCATGAATAACCAGTATTTACAGTTTGTGCGTGAACAGCTCATTATCGCCACCGCCGATTTGAGTGGAGCAACAAAAGGTCAGCTTGAAGCCTGGCAGGAGAATGCCATGTTTGATACCGGGCGTTACAGGCGTAAAAAAATCCGGTACCGCGATGAAGTGACCGGAAAAATGATCACGCTGGATAATCCACCAATCCCGGGGAAACAATCGCTGGCAAAGAAGACGTCAATTCCTCTGGTAAGTCAGGTTGAGTTTTCGACATCATCATGGCGACGGGCGGTTCTGTCTCTTGAAGAACACCATAAAGCCTGGTTGCTGTGGTGTTACAGCGGCAGCATTTGCTGGGAACACCAGATTGCGATAACACAGTGGGCGTGGAATGAATTTAACGCGCAATCTGGTACCAGAAAAATTGCGGAGAAAACACGGGAGCGCCTGAAAAAATTAATCTGGCTGGCGGCACAGGATGTGAAGAGTGAGCTAGCTGGGCGTGAAACTTATGAATATCAGGAACTGGCATTACTGGCGGGAGTGACAACTAAAAACTGGTCCAAAACATTTACTGGTCACTGGGTTGCAATGAAACACATTTTCCACCGGCTGGATAGTGAGGCTTTATTGTTTGTGATGAGAACACGTTCAGAACAAAAGGCGGCATTTTCAAAGCAAAATGTTGCAAAAGTAGATTGAAAGGCATATATTTCATGCAAATCTGATATTTTGCCGATTTTGTACGTGATGGCAAAAGCAAACAAAACCCGCCCACAAGCGGGTTTTTTGTGCCACTTATCTCGGATAGACATGGTGAATGCGCTAGTGGAGGAGATAAGGGTGATTTTTGAATGCTTGCAACATTGATTTCGTAACGTTATTATCCTGCGCCCGGCCCTTTAGCTCAGTGGTGAGAGCGAGCGACTCATAATCGCCAGGTCGCTGGTTCAAATCCAGCAAGGGCCACCAGCCGCCACTAGCTCATCAGGAAAGAGCGTCAACCCTTTAAGTTGAGTGTGCGAGGTTCGAGTCCCCGGTGGCGGTCCAGTGCCGACTTAGCTCAGTAGGTAGAGCAACTGACTTGTAATCAGTAGGTCACCAGTTCGATTCCGGTAGTCGGCACCATATGCGGGCATCGTATAATGGCTATTACCTCAGCCTTCCAAGCTGATGATGCGGGTTCGATTCCCGCTGCCCGCTCCAGTTAGAGTCTTTCAGTCTGCGATGATGGGAAATCCCGGAGTGACTGAAAGACGTTTAAGTTATGAATGATCGCCTTTTTTTGCAAAATTGCTGTGCAGAAATACTAACCTTCGAGCAGGCGATCATTCATAAGCACTCTGCTTTTATTCCGATTAACTGTGGGTGGTTTGTTGGATAGAGTGCTTTCCTTTCTGTATATATCGTTTCGCCCGCTTTTGCGGGTTTTTCTTTTCAAATCCCTTTCATTTCTCAGTGTAAAACTACGCCATCCGTTATTTGCGGAGGTGAGGCTATGAAATCCATGGACAAAATTTCAACGGGCATTGCCTACGGCACCTCCGCAGGCAGTGCTGGCTACTGGTTTTTACAGTGGCTTGATCAGGTCAGTCCTTCACAGTGGGCTGCGATTGGTGTACTGGGGAGTCTGGTTCTGGGCTTCCTGACTTATCTGACAAATCTGTACTTCAAAATCAGAGAAGACAAGCGTAAGGCTGCACGGGGAGAGTAATTCAATGACTCAAAACTATGAACTGATTGTGAAAGGGATCCGCAATTTTGAGAATAAAGTTACGGTAACTTTAGCGTTACGGGACAAAAAACGCTTTGACGGTGAAATTTTTGACCTGGACATCTCGCTGGACCGTGTTGAAGGTGCCGCGCTGGAGTTTTATGAAGCAGCAGCCAGAAGGAGCATCAGACAGGTCTTCCTGGATGTTGCTGCCGGGTTATGTGAAGGGGACGAGCTGTTGCCAGAAACGCGCCCCTGTTCAGAGGCGCGGTATACCATAAAAATTAACAGTTCTGATAACTCGATTACAGGTTGTTAGCTTTTTGCAGTTGGCTTTCCAGTATCTTTCATTGGTAGCATCCTGATAAATATCCATGAGCGCAAAAATCAAATACGGCCTGTCAGCTGCTGTTCTGGCGCTGATTGCTGCAGGCGCGTCTGCTCCTCAAATACTTGACCAGTTTCTGGATGAAAAAGAGGGTAACCACACTACGGCATACCGCGATGGTTCCGGCATATGGACCATCTGCCGCGGTGCAACGATGGTGGATGGTAAGCCAGTCGTACCAGGAATGAAACTGTCGAAGGAAAAATGCGCTCAGGTTAATGCCATTGAGCGTGATAAGGCGCTGGCATGGGTGGAGCGCAATATAAAAGTTCCACTGACCGAGCCACAGAAAGCCGGTATCGCATCATTCTGTCCCTATAACATTGGCCCCGGTAAGTGTTTCCCGTCGACGTTTTATAAGCGGCTGAATGCCGGTGATCGTAAGGGCGCATGCGAGGCGATTCGCTGGTGGATAAAAGATGGTGGGCGCGATTGCCGCATACGTTCAAATAACTGCTATGGACAGGTTATTCGTCGTGACCAGGAAAGCGCATTAGCCTGTTGGGGGATAGATCAGTGAGCAGAGTCGCCGCGATTATTTATGCTCTGGTTATTTGCATCATCGTCTGCCTGTTGTGGGCGGTCAATCATTACCGTGATAACGCCATCGCCTACAAAGAACAGCGTGATAAAAAAGTCAGTGAGCTGAAGCAGGCGATCGCCACCATCGCTGACATGCAGCAGCGTCAGCGTGATGTTGCTGCGCTCGATGCAAAGTACTCGAGAGAATTAGCCAATGCGAAAGCTGAAAATGAAACTCTGCGCGCTGATGTTGCCGCTGGTCGTCGTCGGTTGCACATCAAAGCAGTCTGTCAGTCAGTGCGTGAAGCCACCACCGCCTCCGGCGTGGATAATGCAACCAGCCCCCGACTGGCAGACACCGCTGAACGGGATTATTTCACCCTCAGAGAGCGGCTGATGACGATGCAGATGCAACTGGAAGGGGCACAGGAGTATATCCGCACTCAGTGCATTAAGTAGCCTTTTTATCGTGGTAAACATTTCGCAGGGTATGAGGTATTTATGCCATCACGAATCCCACGCGCCTGCCGTAAGCGTGGATGTGCAGGTACAACCACAGACAGTTCTGGTTACTGCGATAAACATCGTGGCGAAGGATGGGTACAGCATCAACGCGGACTGAGCCGCCACCAGCGTGGCTATGGCTCGAAATGGGATGCCATACGTGCGCGCATACTGAAGCGTGATAATCATCTGTGTCAGAACTGCCTGCGCAATGGGAGAGCCGTTGAAGCTAGAACTGTGGACCACATCATTCCGAAAGCTCATGGTGGCACGGATGCAGACAGTAACCTGCAGAGTCTGTGCTGGCCCTGTCATAAAGCAAAAACAGCGCGCGAACGCATCAATTGATAACAGTTCCCATCTGTAGGGGAGGGGCGGGTCAAATCTCTGCAACCCTGGCTGCTCAGTACCGCCGCCTGACCCTTCCTCACATCGCCGCAGGTTCGAAAACTTTTTTTTGGAATGTGATTGAATGATTGATAGGTAAAACCGATTATGTCAGGACCCCCGAAAACCCCGCCACGCCTGCATTTGATACGAGGCAACCCCTCAAAGCGCCCCGTTAAAGACCCCAAAAAAACCGCTAAAAAGGATGAAAAAGGTCTCCCTAAAATTCCGCAACATTTAGGGGCACAGGGGAAGTACTGGTTCAGGCGAATGGCGGAAGAGCTGAATGCGGAAGGGATCATTTCTCAGCTTGATGCGCGTGCACTCGAGTTGCTGGTGGAAGCCTACACCGAATATCGGCATCACTGCGAAACACTGGATGTTGAGGGGTATACCTACCGCACGGAAACGCAGAGCGGTGATGTACTGATTAAGGCGCACCCCGCGGCGGCAATGAAAGCGGATGCCTGGAAGCGGATCCGGGCAATGCTTGCAGAGTTTGGTATGTCACCGGCAAGCCGGGCTAAAGTAAATATCGCCGGACCGGATGATGTTGATCCGCTGGCGGAGCTTTTAAAAGCGAGAGACTGATGGCAAAAGTGGCTGACGGGATCCGCTACGCCGAACGTGTTGTTGCAGGAGAAATTGTTGCTGGCGAATTTGTCCGCCTGGCCTGCCAGCGTTTTCTTGATGATCTGAAGTTCGGCGAAGAGCGGGGGATTTATTTCAGTGAACCCCGTGCGCAGCACATCCTGAATTTCTACAAATTTGTACCTCATGTAAAAGGGGCGCTAGCAGGCCAGCCCATTGACTTGATGGACTGGCATGTATTTATCCTCATTAATATTTTTGGTTTTGTCATTCCGCTGGTCAATGAAGAGACCGGGGAAGTTGTCATGCGCAGCGATGGCAGCGGACGTCCGGTGATGGTGCGCCGGTTCCGGACGGCGTACAACGAAGTCGCCCGTAAAAACGCAAAATCAACTCTGTCATCGGGTATCGGCCTGTATATGACGGGGGCAGATGGTGAAGGCGGAGCTGAGGTGTATTCAGCCGCAACCACGCGTGACCAGGCCAGAATCGTGTTTGAAGACGCCAAAAATATGGTAAGAAAAGCCCGGTCGACACTCGGGCGGTTGTTTGATTTCAACAAGCTGGCGATTTACCAGGAGCAGAGCGCATCAAAATTTGAACCGCTTTCTTCGGATGCAAACAACCTGGATGGTCTGAACATCCACTGCGCCATTATTGATGAGCTGCATGCACATAAAACACGTGACGTGTGGGACGTTCTGGAAACGGCAACCGGTGCCCGTCTGCAGTCCCTTTTATTTGGTATCACCACGGCAGGGTTTAACAAGGAAGGGATTTGTTACGAGCAGCGTGATTACGCCATCAAGGTATTGCGTGGCTATAACAGCGACGTGGAGGGCGCGGTAAAAGACGACTCCTACTTTGCGATTATTTACACCCTCGATGAGGGAGATGATCCGTTTGATGAAACGGTCTGGCAGAAAGCGAATCCCGGCCTGGGCATCTGTAAACGCTGGGATGATCTGCGTCGCCTGGCGAAAAAAGCGAAAGAACAGGTCTCTGCGCGGGTGAATTTTTTTACCAAACACATGAATGTGTGGGTAACAGCAGAGTCTGCCTGGATGGACATGATTAAGTGGGAGAAGTGCGAATACATTGCCCCACGACATGAGCTGAAAACGTATCCCATGTGGGTCGGCGTTGACCTTGCTCATAAGATTGATATCTGTGCGGCGGCAAAACTCTGGCGAACGGATAACGGGCATGTTCATGCCGATTTTAAATTCTGGCTTCCGGAAGGACGGCTGGAACGATGCTCGCGGCAGCAGGCAGAACTTTACCGGAAGTGGGCGGAGATGGATAAGCTGATTCTGACGGATGGTGATGTTATCGATCATGCTCAGATAAAAAGTGACTTACTGGAATGGATTGGTGGTGAAAACCTCAGGGAACTGGGATTTGACCCGTGGAGCGCGATGCAGTTCAGCCTGGCACTGGCTGAAGAAGGGATACCGCTGGTGGAGGTTCCGCAGACGGTTCGCAATCTGTCAGAGGCCATGAAGGAAACGGAATCACTGGTCTATGCCGGGCGTTTCCATCACAGCAATCATCCGGTCATGAACTGGATGATGTCTAACGTTACGGTAAAACCGGACAAAAACGACAATATCTTCCCGAATAAATCCACGCTGGAAGCCAAAATCGACGGCCCTGTTGCGATGTTTACAGCAATGAGCCGGATGCTGGTCAATGGTGGTGAACCGGAGCTGGATCTGTCTGAACATCTGGTCAGCGTGGGCATCCGCTCGCTTTAACCGAGGTCATTATGTTTCTGATAATTCTCGCGCCACTGGTGGGCGTGCTGGGTGCGCTTTTGCTGGCGTATGGTGCCTGGCTGATTTATCCCCCGGCGGGTTTTGTTGTTGCCGGGGTGCTGTGCCTGTTCTGGTCGTGGCTGGTGGCGCGATATCTCGACCGTACACAGCCGTCTGTCGGCGGAGGTAAATAGTGTTCTTTTCGGGATTATTTCAACGAAAAAGTGACGCACCGGTGACCACGCCAGCAGAGCTGGCGGATGCTATCGGGTTGTCCTACGACACCTATACCGGAAAGCAGATCAGCAGCCAGCGGGCCATGCGACTGACGGCGGTTTTTTCCTGTGTCAGGGTGCTGGCGGAGTCGGTCGGGATGTTGCCCTGCAACCTGTATCACCTGAACGGCAGCCTGAAGCAGAGAGCCACTGGCGAACGTCTGCATAAGCTGATCTCCACGCATCCCAATGGCTATATGACGCCGCAGGAGTTCTGGGAGCTGGTGGTCACCTGTCTGTGCCTGCGGGGAAACTTTTACGCCTACAAAGTGAAAGCATTTGGCGAAGTGGCTGAACTGCTGCCCGTCGATCCCGGCTGTGTGGTACCGAAGCTTAACAGTAGCTGGGAGCCGGTCTATCAGGTCACATTCCCGGATGGCTCCACGGATGTACTGAGCCAGGAGGATATCTGGCATGTGCGCACGCTGACGCTGGACGGACTGGTGGGGCTGAATCCCATCGCCTATGCCCGCGAGGCAATATCGCTGGCGGCAGCGACCGAAGAGCACGGGGCCAGACTGTTCAGCAATGGCGCGGTGACGTCGGGTGTGTTGCGTACAGAGCAGACGCTGTCAGATCAGGCTTATGAGCGCCTGAAGAAAGATTTTGAGGAGCGTCACACCGGGCTTGGCAATGCTCACCGCCCGATGATCCTTGAGATGGGGCTGGACTGGAAGTCGATGGCGCTGAACGCCGAGGACAGCCAGTTCCTGGAAACCCGCAAGTTTCAGCTTGAAGAAATCTGTCGTCTGTTCCGGGTGCCGTTGCACATGGTGCAGAACACCGATCGCGCCACCTTCAACAATATCGAAGAGCTGGGGCTGGGATTTATCAACTATTCACTGGTGCCGTATCTGACCCGCATCGAACAGCGGATCAACACCGGACTGGTACGAAAAAGTAAGCAGGGCGTTTATTACGCCAAATTTAATGCCGGGGCGTTACTGCGCGGGGATATGAAGTCCCGTTTTGAAGCCTACGCCACCGGGATCAACTGGGGAATTTACTCTCCCAATGACTGCCGCGACCTGGAAGATATGAATCCGCGTCCCGGTGGTGATGTCTATCTCACACCGATGAACATGACCACGAAACCCTCCGATGGCAGTAAAGCCGGTAAGCAGAAGGATAACGCCAATGCAGACGAAACAACGTCTTGATGTACCGCTGAGTCTGAAATCTGTCAGTGACTCCGGTGAGTTTGAAGGGTATGGCTCCGTCTTTGGTGTAAAGGACAGCCACGATGATGTGGTGATGTCCGGGGCATTTGCTGCTTCCCTGCGGGCGTGGAGTGACAGAAAAGCGTTACCTGCGCTGCTCTGGCAGCACCGCATGGATGAACCCATCGGTGTTTACACCGAAATGAAGGAAGACGATGTCGGGCTTTACGTCAGGGGACGGTTGCTTATTGATGATGATCCCCTCGCAAAACGCGCACATGCACACATGAAGGCCGGTTCGTTAACCGGCCTTTCTATTGGGTACGTCCTGAAGGACTGGGAATACGACCGGAGCAAAGAAGCCTTTCTGCTGAAAGAAATCGACCTCTGGGAAGTCAGCCTGGTGACGTTCCCGTCTAACGACGAGGCGCGGATCAGCGACGTCAAGAACGCACTGGCCCGCGGGGAAATCCCCGAACAGAAAAAAATCGAAAGAGTCCTGCGTGATGTCGGACTCTCCCGTACCCAGGCCAAAGCATTCATGGCCGGGGGCTATGGCGCACTGTCCCTGCGCGACGCTGAGGATGTGGGCTCTGCACTGAATGCACTGAAAAATCTGAACTTCTAATCAGGAGAAATACGATGGCGGTTGATATTAAAGATGTCGAACAGGTCGCGCAGGAGCTGCAGCAGAAGTTTGACGACTTCAAAGCAAAGAACGACAAGCGCGTGGATGCGATTGAGCAGGAAAAAGGCAAACTTGCCGGGCAGGTGGAAACCCTGAACGGGAAACTCAGCGAGCTGGAAAACCTCAAAAGCGATCTTGAAAAAGAGCTGCTTGAGCTGAAACGTCCGGCAGGTGGTGCGCAAAATAAACTGGCCACCGAGCATAAAGAAGCGTTTGTGGGCTTCCTGCGTAAAGGCCGTGAAGATGGTCTGCGCGATCTGGAGCGCAAGGCATTACAGGTGGGCACCGATGAAGACGGCGGCTATGCCGTGCCGGAAGCACTGGATCGCAACATTCTCACCCTGCTGAAAGATGAAGTGGTGATGCGCCAGGAAGCCACGGTGATCAGCGTTGGTGGTTCCGACTACAAAAAACTGGTGAATCTGGGCGGCACGGCTTCCGGATGGGTTGGCGAGACTGACGCGCGCTCCCAGACTGCCACCTCAAAACTGGGCCTGATTGAACCTTTCATGGGGGAAATCTACGGTAACCCGCAGGCCACCCAGAAAATGCTGGATGATGCCTTTTTCAACGTGGAAGCATGGATCAACAGCGAGCTGGCAACCGAATTTGCCGAACAGGAAGAAATTGCCTTTACCACCGGCGATGGTACCAAGAAGCCGAAAGGGTTCCTGGCGTATGAGTCCACGGATGAAACAGACAAGGTCCGGGCGTTCGGCAAACTTCAGCATATTGTATCCGGCGAAGCGACGGCGGTGACCGCAGATGCCATTATCAAACTGATTTACACGCTGCGTAAGGCACACCGCACTGGCGCGAAGTTCATGATGAACAACAACAGTCTGTTTGCCATCCGTCTGCTGAAAGACAGTGAGGGTAACTATCTGTGGCGTCCGGGGCTGGAGCTGGGGCAGCCGTCCTCTCTGGCGGGTTACGCTATCGCTGAAAACGAACAGATGCCGGATATTGCCGCTGATGCGAAAGCCATTGCATTTGGTAACTTCAAACGGGGTTACACCATCGTTGACCGTATCGGTACCCGCATTCTGCGTGACCCGTACACCAATAAACCGTTTGTCGGTTTTTATACCACCAAGCGCACCGGCGGCATGCTGGTCGATTCGCAGGCCATCAAACTGCTGAAGATTGCAGCGGCGTAATCATTCAGGGGGCGCAGAAGTGCGCCCCCTGTTCTGACAGGTGAAAGAATCATGATCCTGAAACAAGATCTGAAATGGTCACCGGACGGTATGCGTGTTGAGATTATTCGGGCCGGTGAGTATGAAGATAAAGAATTACCCAAACGGGTACGCGAAATTGCCACTGCAGCTGGGATTGTCTCTGATAAGAGAACACCTGTTGCGCGGGGGGCTGATAAGTCTAAAAAACAGCATTCATAGAGGTTGCCCAAATGATGCCCACTCTGGAAGAGCTTCGTGTTCAGTGCCGGATTGATGATGACAATGAACAGGAGAATTCTCTTCTTATGATGTATCTGGCTGCTGCCAGGGAAGAGGCTGAAAAGTTTTTAAACCGGACGCTTTACGATGAAACTGTTTCTGAGCAGGATACGACCGGGATTGTAATAACACCTCTGATAAAACTGCGTCTTATGCAACTGGTTGGCTACTGGTACGAGAACAGGGAAATGCAGGATGCAGTGCCTGATTTTTTCTATACCGGACTGCGGATGTATCGATTTCATCCCGGAACATAGGAGGATTCATGCAGGCAGGAAGATTACGTGATCGTGTGGTTATTCTGAATGCCACCACCGTTCGGTCTCCGTCAGGGCACCCTGTGGAAACAATGACGGAGGGGGCAACCATATGGGCAGAAGTTAAGGGGATCAGTGGCAGGGAGAGAATATCCGGAGGCGCAGAAACTGCTCAGGCTACAGTGAGTAGACTGGCCCCCTGAATCTCCAGACAACCAATATCACTTAAATAAGTGATAGTCTTAATACTAGTTTTTAGACTAG